CTCCGACTGCTCTTCGGCCCAGTCGGTGAAGGTGCCGTCGTGCCAGGGCCGCTTCTCGTGAAGTCGCCGGTACGCCGCCAGTGCCGACGCGGTCTCCATCTCGACCCGGCATACGATCATCTGCGGGTACCAGACCCGCTCGTCGTCGCCGCACGCATCATGTGAGTGCGGCGTCACTCCCGGCGGCGCGTGTTCCGACTCGCGTCGTGCTCGCCGCGCTCGCCACCACTCACGCTCGGAATCGGCGAGCGCGTCCCACTGCTCGATCGTGAGGCCCAGCGACGCGACGAGATCTAGCTCGGCGGCAACGTCGGGTCGTTGTTCAAGAACCTCGCCCCTTTTGGGTCAACCGTCACCGCTCGATTGAGCAGGTACGCCACCCGCCACATCTCGTCGATGTGCCCAGCCGAGCACTCCTCGTCAAGGAACTCGGCCAGGTCCTCTTCGGACAGATCCGGGTCCACGATGGTCCGCCTGCCCTCACGATGCTTGAGCAGCGCCTTCGGGAAGGTGGCGGTGTTCACCGCGCCGTCCTCGATCCCATAGTGCAGCAGGTAGTCCGCGAACGCTGCGTCGTCCGGGTGGTCGACCGTCTTCCCGTCGACCTGCACCTGGCGTGGCGGATGGGCCAGCACGAGATCCATGAACCGGGTCGAGCCGATCGCCTGAATCTGGATCTCGACCGCGCGCTCGGCGGCCTCGTCGATGAACGCATTGAGGGCGGCCCGCGTCGGCTGCACAGCCTCGCGGAACGCCTCGATCGGCGCCTCATCGCCCAGTCGCTTCGGCATGTGGGTCGCGGACTGGAGGTCGGCGTGAGCCTGAATCTCTGCGGCGTCCGCCGCGCGACGCAAGTCGGTCAGCCGCTCCATGTCGTCGCCTTGGTAGAGCACGACCGTCGCTGTGCGTGGCTTCAGTAGAGCCATTGGGAAACACACTCCTGTCCGGGATGCCGGGAGAGACCCGCCGCCGGCTCCCGGCGAACCGGCGGCGGGTCGTCGGGGGATCAGGCGACGATGGCCTTGCGCATCGACTGCGGGCCGGTCGCGGCGAGCGCCTGCTTGATCGCCATCTCGGCGCCCTCGGCGTCGCCCTCCTCGTCCTCCAGCTGCGGGCCGGCCTCGAAGGGGCGCGACGTCACCCGCTGGGTGGTCGCGAGGTTCGTGTCGCGGTCGATGCCGTAGCGGCAGACGTAGTAGCCGGTCGTCCCCTCGGGCAGGAACTCCATGCACTTCACGCCGTCCGACAGGGCCGCGGCCTGCGGGTCGACCGCGTAGCGAACCTCACCGATCGAGCTCTGCGTCTCGCCGACGAACTCGTAGGTGACACCGTCGCCGACACGCTTCGGTGCGCGCGCCATGTTGGTGGACTGGTCCGGCTTCGCGGACGACGTGAAGAACATGTTCGTCACGTCCAGCGCCGAAGCGCCGTTCAGGATCGCCAGGGACGGGGCGGCCGGGTCGTACGCCGGGTCCTTGACCAGGATGATCTTCTTGCGCAGGTACGCCTTCGTCGCAGCGGGGCGCAGAGGTGCCGTCATGTCAGGACTCCTTCTCGGTGGCGGCCTTCTGGCCGGACTGGTTCTTGCTCTTCTCCGGGAACTTGGGGGGCAGTGCACGGCCGTTGTCGTCGACGGCCGGCTCCTTGAGCACCTCGTAAACCTCCGGGTCGATGGCCTCGGGCTTCGCGATGGTGCACTCGGTGTCGCTGTCCTTGATCCGGACGCGGATGAACTCCGGGAAATCGGGCATGGTGCTGCCTCCCTTGCGGGCTTGGTGATGTGGACGGTGGTCGGTCAGTACGCGAACTCAGAGACGCCGGACCACCAGCCGTCGTCCTCGCCGATCGGGTCGTCAGAGACCGAGCGCTCGATGAAGAAGTCCTCGCCGCCGACGGTCACCTTCGCCTCCTGCAGGGCGGCATCAGCCCGCTTGCGCATCTCCTGCGCGTTGCCGTACTTCTTCGCCACGGAACGAACCAGGACGCGCCACTGTGTGACCGCAGAGGGAGCACCAGCGCGTCGAGGTCCCGAGCCGAACCGCTGAGCCACCTGGACCTCGTTGTACTGCTCAGGCAGCGCCGTCCCGAGGTCCTTCAGCTGCTGCAGCGTGAACGGTCGCGCGTCCTCGGCTGTCAGCAGTGCGACAACTGCGTCGAGGTGCGCCTTCTCGCTCATCGGTTCGGCCAGAACCAATGGTCGATGAGCCCGCGGACCTCCTGGGCGAACGACGGGCCGATGATGTCGGCCGAGCGCGCCAGGTTCAGCTGAGCCGCGTTACCGCTCCGGGAACCGTTCTCGAGGATGCCCGCGAGCTCGCCCTGCCCCTCGTGGCGCGGGCCGTACTCGCCAGAGAACGTGTTACCGAACAATCCCAGCCCCGGGCGCATCTCAGCGGAGAACTTGCCGGGATACTTCCGCGAGTGGCTATTGGGACCGTTCTTCGCCTTCGCGAAGTCCTTCGCGAGTTCGTTTCCGGCACGGATGCCGTCGCGGACCGTGTCGCGCATGTCACCGCGTGCGGTGCGTTCGATGTGCCGGAAGTCGCCCTCGAGGTCGTCAAGCGTGTGGGTCACACGGATGCGAGCCATGTCAGACCTCCACCACGTCGAGTCGTCGAGCGGTCGCGTACGACTTCGCCGGGGCGTTCACCACGAGGTACCGGCGGTTCAGCAGCGTCGGGTCATCGAATGGACCTACGGCCGTCACGGCGTACTCCCAGCCGACGCCCTGATCCCCGGCGGTTGGGAGTTCTGCGCCTACAGGGATGTGCAGGCCGCCGCGCATGAGTGGGCGCTGTACGCCGCCGATCGTGACGTACTCCGTCGTGGTGTCCGCGGTCGAGGTGGAGCCGCCCTGCACCTTCCCCGGGGTGTCGTCGTGCTGGGTGTACGCCTGCACCTCGAGGCCGGCGACAGTGTCGGTGCCGTCCGGCTCGAGCGCTGCGAGCGTGAGAGTCATCATCGACTCCGCGCGCGCCTGGAAGGCGCCCAGCCGGGAGGCAGCCCTCACAGGAACTCGACCACCTCAACGCCGCCACCGAACCGACCAGCGAGCCATGTGCGGGTCGCCTCGGGGATGAACGCGGGGGAGATCTGGCTGGCCGCCTCGTCGGTGTACGACTCAGCTGCGTCGTCGAGCCGCACGGACGCGAGTCCGGCGACCGAGCCGCCCCCCGCGGCGATGTGGTCGAGCCACGCCTTCGCCAGCGAACACGTCAGGTCAACGATGTCCGCCGGAACGGTGGCGAGTCCGTGGGTGTAGGTCACGGTCACCGGGACCGGGCGTCCACAGACGGCCCAGCCGCAGCTGCGCCACAGACCGTTGGGGAGCGTCTCGTAGTCACGCGGACCAAGCGTCGTCCCGTCGATGGACACCGCGGCTACGGAGATGACCGGCCCAGGAAGGCCGAGCAAGTTCCCGTCGCCGGCGTTCACGACGATGGTCGACGTCACTTCGCTAATCGTCGCCCGGGCCGCGTCCCGGATCGCGTCCGATGCGATGGCCAGAGCTGTGTCGAGCCTGTCGCTTGGCTCGGTGATGCCGCGCGCAGAGAGGTCCGCCGTGGTTGCCAGAGGATCTAGAGCCACGACGGACCTCCCTTACGCGTTGAGTGGTGCAGCAGTTCAGGCGAACACGCCGCGCATGACCGCGTGCGACGCCTCGTTGCCGTAGGCGAGCCCGATCTCGCCGTACAGCTGCGTCTTGTCGGAGGCGCCGGTCTTGGCCAGCTCCTCCTCGAACAGCACGCCCTTGCCCTCGACGTTGAGGAACGCAGGCTGGATCTGCTCAAGCGACACGACCGTGATCGCGTCGGCGGGCAGGGCCCGGTCGATCGCGACGTTGAGCGTGCCGAAGTCGGTCACGATCGTGTTGACCGCGACGCCACCGACGTTCCGGGTGCCGGCCAGCGGGTCGGCCTTGCCGTACGCGGCGGCGTAGGCCGCGGTGATGCCGAGCTTCTGACCCGACGGCACGAACAGGGTGGCGGTGCCCTGGTCGCTGATGCCACCGTTGTCGTAGGCCGACTGCAGGAGCAGGTTGACGTCACCGACTGCGGCGACGTTCGCGGCGGGCAGCTCGTAGAAGCTGACCGTCGCGGTGCCGACGGTGATCGCGGCCCCACCCTTGGTGGCGCTGATCTTGAACGACGCCGTGGTGGACACCGACTTCACCCAGTAGGCGCGGCCGGCCACGATGGTCGTCGAAGCGCCCACGTCGGTGAACACAACCTTGTCGTTCACAGCCAGCGAGTGCGTAACCGTGATCGTGTCGGTCGCGGCCGACGCGCCGGTGAGGAGCGTGGAGCCATCCTTCACCTTCGCGTTGGTCGAGATGACGGACAGGAGGCCCGCCATCTGACGCGCGGTGGTGTTGTCCGCCGGGTCCACGCGGACCGCGTTCCAGAACGAGAAGTTCACGTCCCGGGCGATCTGCTTGAGCGCCTGCATGACCTGCCAGGAGTGCTCGTTCTTGACGGGGTTCGGTGTGCCGCCAGCGGCGGAACCGTAGCGGCCGGTCGCAGCCTGCTTGGTGTACGAGGTCGAGACGGCCTCGTGGAAGATCTGCAGGCGGTTGCTGACGTTGCCGCGCACCCGCTCCTCGGCGGTCGGGGCGTCCGCACCCTCGAGACGCGTCCGGATCGACGGGTCGCGCAGGTCGTACTTCTGCCACTCGACGAGCGTGTCGGTGACCTCGCCCGCGTTCCCGAGGCCACCCGAGGCGGACAGGAGCGGGGTGTCGGACGGGGACACGGCGAAGAGCTCGCCGTGGTAGTTCGGCAGGTTGAAGGTCGTGCCGAGACCGGTGATTCCAGACATGGGCGTTTCTCCTATTTCTTGGCGAGTTCAGCCGCGCGCTGCTGCTTGAGCGCGATGGCGAGTTGGACGTCGCCGGCCTTCTGGGCGTCGGCGATCTGTGCGTCGATGGACTTCCGGTCCTCGTTGCGAGGTCCGGCGTCCGCGTTCCCGAACTGGCTGCCTTGCGCTGCGAGATAGGGCTTTGCTGCGACGAGTTTCTTGAGGGCTTCGGTGATCGCGCCCTCGTCGACGTTGCCGTCGTCGTCGACCTCGAACGTGTCGAGGTCGAGGAACTTGTAGGCGTCCTGCGGGTCGGCGAGCAGGCCCTTGGCGGCCGCCTTGACTTCGGATCGCACGATGCGCTGGTTCGCCTTCGCGAGTGCAGCAGCCTCGAGGGCTGCCTTCTCCTGTGCGGCGGTGTGCTCGGCTTCCTTGCCGTCGAGCTTGGCCTGCAGGGCGTCGCGCTCTGCCTTGGCCGCGGCCGCTTCCTCTCGGGCTGCCTTCCGCTCGGCCTTCATGGCGTCGAGCGCCTTCTTGCCTGCGTCGCCGAGATCGGCTGGGGGCGGGTCGTCGGCGGGCACAGTGTCGGCCGGCGGGTCCGTCGCGGGGGGTGAGTCGGCCGGCGGAGTGTCGGCCGGCGGGTCCTCCATGCGGAAGGCGTCGTGACCGAACCGCGCGCGGCTGGCGGCCATGATCTCCTCGACCTTGGCGGCGATGTGCGCGGGGATGACGAACTGACTATTCTGCATGTTGATCTCCGTTGCGGAGTCGGCCCGACGCCTTGCGCGTCAGGAAGTCATCGGATGTAGCCGTAGAGCTTCAGCAGCCGGATCGCGTCGTCGCGATCGCTGGCAAAGGCGTAGATGCTCTCCGGGCGGAGCCGCACGAGTCGGGTGGGGTTGGCCTTGCGCCACGCGGCGCGCTTCGTGGTGCCGTCTGTGGTCGCCTTCACCTTCCGGTCGAACACCTCGGTGCGAAGCGCGGCGGTGATGCCGGGGGCGTTGAGGCCGCGGGTGGCGTTGACGACCTCGACGATGTTCGCGCCGTCGCCGATCGCCTGCAGGTCGGCCTTGGACAGGCCCGGCTCGCGGCGGCGCGTCCCGTTGGGCAGCGTGCGGTGCGTCGCAATGTCGCCGCGGTCGAACGCGTCCTGGGCGGAGGAGATCAGGCCAGCGTCGTGCGCAGCCTGCCAGTTCTCAACGGGCACCATGACGCAGTCGCACAGCGGGTGACGGTCGAACGCGTCGAGGTCCCGGTAGATCCGGCCGGCGAGGATCACACAACGGGCACACGACGGCGGGTTCAGCATCCGTACGTAGTTGGTCCAGTCGGGTCGGCCAACGATCTCAACCTGCGAGGCGGTGCGGCCGGCGTCTGCGATCTCGGACAGCAACAACTGTTCGAGGTCGGCCATGAACGCCTGCGCCTCGTCCCACCATGGCGCCGGGAGCGCCTCGGCGGGTGCCGGGACGTGCCGGTCGATGGTGGCGATGATTGGCTCGGTCAGGGGGAAGCCGTACGACGAGACGCCCATGAACAGTGACGGCACCGTGAGCGGCTGCGAGGAGTCAGCGAACCCTGCAACCGTGTGCGACGCCAGCGACGCGGATGCGAGCTGGTAACCGGCCGTTGTCGCGGCGATCTGCGGCACGGTCGGTTTAGGGGTGGTCGCGAACAGGCGCCGGACCGCAGCGAGGGCAGCGAAGCCGATGCGCCGCTGGCGGCCGTAGTGGCTACGCGCCTGCGCCAGTGTCGGCGTTGCCAACTGAGTCCTTCAGGATCTGCGAGAGGATCGGATCGGTCTGCTCGGTGCGGATCCGGTCGAGCTCCCGGTCGATCTCCTGCTCGGTCATCCCGTAGCGTCGCTCGAGCGTCGTACGCAGCGACATGCCCACCGCCCGGTCCTTCGTCGCTGCGTCGGACACCTGGCCCAGCGAGTGCATCGCCGGGTCCTTCCACTGGGTGAACTGGCGGCCGTCTGCCTCGCGGATCGCGGCGGCGAGGTCGCTCTTTCCGCGAACCTGGGCCATGAGCGCAGCGGTCTCCTTCGCCGCAGGGTTGAAGTGCACCTGCTGGTTCGCGACCTTCGTAGCGAGCGGCACTTCGGCTGCGGTGAGGGCGTCGCCGTTGAGGTTCGCAAACTTCTCGTTGGTCAGCAGGTAGTGGCCCGGCGTCGACGTCTGTGCCGCGATGTGGCCGATGGCCTCAGACACGACACCGGTGAACACGTCGAGCTTGGCCGCGTCCCACTGGGCGATGGTCGGCTGGTTGTTGCCCGAGCCGGGAAGGAACAAGAGCCGACCCTTGGCCAGGTCCTCGATCTTCGCGGGCTTCGAGCCGATGACCTGGCCGTCGGAGTTCAGGATCGGGATCTTCGGGGGCTCGGCACCGAGGACCACCCGGGCGGGCATCGACGCGTGGTCTGCGGCGGTGAAGAGGTACGCCCAGAGCATGTTGATGGCGTTCTGCATGGCCATCGTGCCGGTGATGTCGGAGATGGGCTCGCCACCGAGCAGGGGACGGTTCGGCCACTCGACGAACGAGACCCGGCCGAGCGGGTTCGGCAGCGGCCACACGTCGTCGACCTCGCGCGGCTCCCAGCCGCCGCCGCCCGGCGTGAAGCCCTTGCCGAAGACGTAGATCCCGCCGGGTGTGCGGCCGTCAGTGACCTGCACGCCTGTGTTCCGCTGGAACTTCCACAGCCCATCGGGGAGTTGCAGCGTGGCGTACTCGATGTCGCCCTCGGCCCACGACTTCAGGGCCGCCAGGCGGGTCCGGGTGCCGTCCTGGGAGTACGCGACGACGACCTGCGAGGGGTGCTCCCACGTCACAACCGGCTCGTCGTCGGCGTTGCCCCACACGAACGCGGCGGACCGCTTCGCGATGGTCGAGGTTAGGAAGCCCTGGTTCGACTGCGCACCCAGCTCGTTGCGGTTCCAGTCCTTCCACAGCTGCTTCTCGTCATCAGTGATGACGTCAGTCGAACTGCCGAGACGGAAGCCATCGATGCGCTGTCGGTCGACCGGTGCCCTACCGACAACACCACACCAGTTGTCAGAGAAGCCGTCGTACCGCTTCTCGTGGAAGTCGCGCCACTGCGGAGTGGCGTATACGAGCTTCTGCTCGCCCTCGAAGTATTCGAACGCCTCTGTGATCTGCGGCCGGCGGCCCACGAGAACGGCGTAGAGCTTCTCGACCCACTTCAGGGCCTGGTCGGCTGTCGCCACACGCCCTCCTTCGGGTCAGATGAAGTACGCGAAGTTCTCGCTCACGTCCGGCCATCCGGCCGCCGTCACGTCGCCGTGCGCCTCGTGCGCGAGGATCGATGGAATGGCCATGTCGATCTTTCGACCATCTCCGGGCTTGCGGAGGATGTAGCGGCCCGGCTGGTCAGCGCTCGGGCGCGGGCTCTTGTGCGTGGCGTAGATGTGGTCAGCCGTGATGCCACAACCGTCGTGCCAGAAGCTCGAATCGCTCTTGCCGAGGTCGACGTAGAGCCGTTCGGCCGCCGAGTGCATTTGCGTCGCCCGCTTGGTGTACCAGCGGATGACTACGTCCTCGCCGTACAGCTCGGCCCAGGCGTCGTGCTCGGACTCCCAGTAGGGCGGGTCGCCGTACATCCGGGCCACATAGAAGGTCGACATGATGTGCGCGAGCCCTGCGGAAACCTCGGTGCGCGGCACCTGTCCGGCATGATCGGCGGGGTTCCAGATCATCGCGCGGCCGTCGGGAAACTTCGGGGTGAACTGGTAGCCATCGCGGGTCTCGCAGCGAAAGCCGGTCCAGTCATCGGTGTCCGAGCCGTCGAAGCCGACCACGATCTGCGTCTTCGGCTTCACAGTCACGTCGGGCTTCGCTCGGGAGCTCCACCGGTCCGGCGTCATCCAGACGCCATGGCCGGACTCCGCCTTGTTGCCGTAGAACCTGACCGCCTGACCGGGGTCCTTCTCGCCGATCTCGAGTGCCTCAGCCTCGACCGACTCCGGTGTGATGTGGTCGATGCCTTGGTAGACGTGCGCGAGGATCTTCCGACGTTCGCGCTTGACCCAGAACGAGAACGGCTTCCCATCGGCCCGCCGCAGGCTCACCTCGAGCTCTGGGTTCAGCCAGAACCGGAAGATGTCAGGGCGCTTCGACTCCCACGTGCGCTGTGCGACCGAGTCCTCGCCTGGGTCCCACGGGTTCGTCGTCTCGATCGACCGGCCACCCATGGCGGCGGCACCGCGGCGCTGGGTCTCCGCAGGCTTCCGCAGCTTGTTCGCGTCGGTGTACAGCCCGGTCTCGTCCTGGCCAGCGAAGATGATCGGGTTGCCAAGACGAGACAGCGCCGACGACGTGACCGTCTCAATCTTGCCGTCGTTCGGGAGTCGGGTGAACTCCTCGCCGACGGTGTAGAGGTCCGAGTCGTGGCCGTGCTTCAGCATCGCCTTGAGCGGGTCGTAGACGTTGTCGACCTGGTCCTCGGACGTCGCCATCAGCTGCATCAGCGGTTTTGCCCAGGGCTTGCCCATCGGCTCGCCGGCCTTGTAGACGTACTCCCAGCCACACGGGCAGCCGTGGTCCTCACACGCGAAGACCTCACCGCCCTCGGCCCAGCCGTTGAACAGCACAGGCCCGGCCGCCTGACCCTTGGTCTTCTTCGCCAACCACGGACCCTTGCCGCACTTCTGTGGCCCGACGTACTGCACACGACGGTAGAAGAATGCGGTGTTCAAGTCCCCGAGCTTCGCCGTCGGGCGGATTCGGTACCAGTTGACCGTGACCCACAGCTGCTGCGGGTACTCGATGAAAGGTTCGGGATCGCCGTCCTCGTCACGGTGGACGCCGCGGACCGGGTCGGAGATCACGCCGTGGCGCTCTTCCCAGTCGACAGCGACCCACAGGACCGGGAAGTCGACTACCCAAGTGTCCTTGCCGCCGGTCGAGCGACCGTCAGGTACCGCCGCCACCCTGCACGACCTTCATCCGGTCGCGCGCCGAGGTCTTCTTCGCCGCAGTCTTCTTCGCGGCAGCCTTCGCGGCAACCTGGTCCGCTGCGATCGCCCAGCCGTTCTCCTTGAGCCCGGCCGGCGTCAACCCGATCTGGTCACGGAAGCGGTGCAGTTGCGCGACGAGCGACGCGTTCGCGTCAGGCTCGACCTCGACCACGGTCTTGAGGCGGCAGAACTCCGCGATTGTCGGCCACCGCCACGACTCCCGAGCCCACGCACACGCCTGCGGAGTACGCCACTGCTCGGCCCACACCTCGAGCTCGCGATCACGGAACCAGTCCGACACCGAAGCGTCGACCTCGCGATGCTTCTTGCCATCCTCGAACACCTCAACCCACCGCACGATGCGGGGGAGTGGGAACGCAGGCACCTCGCCGACATAGCCCTCCGACGGGAGAGCGGTCAGGATTAGACCGCGCTGGGCGCTTCGGATCGAAGCTGGGTCAGCAGACGGGCCCGAGCGGTTACGTGCTCCACCCTTCGCCATGCGGATCATCTCCTCAGCAGCGTTGCGCCGCGTCAGGTTCGCCGCAGCCTTGCGCCGGGCGGAAGTTCGTATGCGCGAGGTGGTATGTCGCGCGACCACACTAAAAGTTCTGAACCCTCCGGACTTCGCTGACGCCTCCCCCGCGGTCCCTAGGATCGGGCCGATGAGGGTCCCTCCCCACCCTGTTATGCGTGTGGTGAGATACGGAGGGCGTTGCCTCGTTGGGCGCCGTCGCGGGCGTTGCAGGTGAGGTGCACGATGCCGCGGTAGCCGGTGCGGTCCTCGGTGTGGTCGAGGGCGAGCTGTTGGTGTGGCCACATGCGTTCGTTGCAGAGGTGGCAGCGCTGGCCGTACGCCTCGGGCAGTAGCTCGGCCCTGAGTGCGTCGTGCTCGGCACCGTAGCCACGCTGCTGGCGTGTGCCTCGCGCCTTGTCCTTGGCCCTGCGACAGTCATCGCATCGGCCGTCTCGCACGCCGTGCTCGACGAGAAGGCCACAGCCTGGCTCTGTGCACACGCGCTTGGCCATCAGGCTGAGCGGGGGATTGGCTCGATCTCGCCGGTGGTGAGTCGCCGTACGCCGCGTCGGAAGTCCTGCATGTCGACTCCACAGACATGGTTCGTGCAGCGCCACCAGCCGCACCGTGACGCGGGTTGGGTGCTGTGGGCACTGACCTCGACGTTGAGCTGCGCGCAGTGTGGCCGGAGGTCTCGTCCGCAGCTCGTGCAGGCCGGCGTCTCGACGGCCATCAGATCCCGGCCTTACGTCGAGCGGCCTCGTGCTGTGGCGATCCGGGTGCGCCTCGGCGCGTGCGGGTGTTCGGACTCATGCCGCCCCAGATCCCGTCTTCACGGTGTGCTCCATGGCCCACGTCCGGCACAGGTCGCCGACGGGGCAGCCGGGGCAGATGCGTGTCTTCATCCACTCGCCGTGCGGCCCGCCAGGCTTGGCGGCGGCGGCGTCGACCAGCGGGAGGAGTGACGGGTCGGCGCAGTGTGCGCGTGGTGCATCGACGGGGAGCGGGGTGTTGAGCATGGGCGACCTCCCGGTGTGCGTCGGCGTCGGCCGTTCACCGACGCGCCCGAGGTTCCCGGCTTCCGCCCCGCGGGCCCTGCCGGTCAAGATCGCTGTCCGCAGTCGTGTTCGTGGTCGCGGGCGAGGCTCGGGACCACGAACCAGCGTTGGCAGTGGCGACAGCGCCAGAGGTCGTCGTACTGCTCGCTGGACGCGCGAAGAGGACCCTGCCGCTGGGCATGGTCCTCCGCGGTCAATGCTCACCGCCGTTCGTGGTCGTGTCAAGCACTGGCATCGGCGCGGCGCCCCTCGGCGAGGCGGATGACGTCGGCCACGCGGTAGAGCTTGCGCCCGTCCGCGTTGCGGCCGCGGGCCTTGAGCTTGGGCGGCCCGTACAGGGCTTCGCCGTTGTCGTCGGTCCCGAGGTAGGTACGGCCGGCCCACCTGCGCAAGGTGCCGGGCTTGATCCCGGTACGGCCGGGTAGGTCGCTCATGGTGAGCTCGCCGGCGTGCTGGACGTAGTCGACTGCGACCCGGGCTCGGTAGTCGTGCTCGGTCCACCAGTGCTCGGGTTCGTCGGGGCAGTGCCAGGTGTCGAGGTCGCCGGCGCACGTCTTGCAGCCGTCTGGGTACGCGTTGGATCTCGGCGGATTCCCGCATCCCTTACCGGCCTTGAGCTTCGGGTGATCGGCGTAGCGCTTCCGGAGACGCGGGCCGGATCCGCGGTGTTCGATGCAGCGCGGGCAGTGTCGGCCCTGTTCGGGGGTCCGGCTGTTGTGCGTGATCTGCTCGAGGTGCTCGCGGCACTGCGTGAGGTCGCGGGTGAAGAGCTCGAAGAGGTCCTGGTGGGGGAACGGCCCTTCGAGCAGTTTCCGGAGGTAGTTGGCGGCGCTGACGACGGTGACGAACAGGTCGGTCTGGGGCCCGTAGAGGTCGCGCAGCATCATGTCCCAGCGCCCGAGGACGGAGTACGGGTGGTGCGGGTCGTCGTCGTGGAAGCGGTCGTGGCGCGGCCAGTCGCACCAGCCGCGCTGTTGGTAGGCGACGCCGAGACGTCGTCGGTGTTCGGCGTACTGGCCAGGGTCAGCTGCGGGGCCGACGAGGTTGAACGCCTCGGAGTCGACACCGGTGCCGGCGGCTTCGTCGAGGAGCAGGCTGAGGTAGTCGGCTTGGCCGATGCGGAGCTCGACGTCGGTGTCGACCAGGGCGTAGAGGTCCTCGATGGTGGTGAGGTCGCGCTTGGCCTTCCCGATGCAGCGTGGACAGGTCCAGAGGTCGGCTTCGTGGTTGACGTGGTGAGGGCAGTCGCGCAGGCCGCAGTGGTCGTCTCCGCAGGGCTTGCAGCCTCGGCAGGTGCTGTCGACGCAGTCCCGGAGGTGCTCGAGGGTGAGCCAGCCTCGGTCCGTGTCGAAGTGGCAGGTCGGTGGCTTGGTCACTCGTCACATCCGCAGGCGCCGGAGATCGAGGGCACGATGAAGCAACGTGGGCACGCCGAGCGTGCGGGCACTTCGGTGAAGGCGACGCATCCGTCGTGGATGAGCTCGTTGTCTTCGTACCTGACGGTTTCCCCGGGGAGGATTGGGTTGCCGCAGTCGGCGGCGCAGTGCCCGGGGTAGCGGGCTGCGAAGGGCGGGCTGGCACTCATGCTGGTTCCTGTCGTCGGCGGGCCGCGATGCGGGCGATGTCGGCGGGGGTCGGGGTCTTCGGCTTGGTGGTGGCGGCGAGCCAGTCGTCCTTGTCGATCTCGCCGTTGCGGACGCGCTGGGGCTTGTGGCCGAGGTGGAACCAGTCGCAGTCGAGGCACCGGTAGACGCCGAGCGACTTGTCCTGGTGCTTCCGGGCGGACTTCTTCGCCTGTGCCCGGGACGCGTACGCCACCTTGTGGCTCGGGCAGTTGCCGCGGCCGGCGGGGATGAGGTTCTTGCTCACGACCGCCTCGCCTTCTCGCGGGCGATCCGCAGCGCCTCAGCGGCGGGCATGGGCGGCTCTGGGTCGGGGTCGTTGTACGCGCGGACACTGTCGACGTTGCAGGGCCCGCAGTACGGCGGCGGCTCCTGGCCGGGGTGCTTGGGGCAGTCGACACCCGGCTTTGCGGGTCCGGGTGTGACGCGTGCTTCGCCGGCGGCGGCTGCACGCCACCATGGGCCAGCTTCGAGGACGCGAGCGGGTCGTTCGGTGGCGAAGGTGCCGTCGGGCTTGATGTCGAGGGCGACCCAGACGAGGGCGACGGCGGCGTCCTGGTAGGAGCGCTTCGAGAGGTTGTTCGTGATCCACGTGGTGAGCGACGAGATGGGCCAGTCGGGGCGGAGCTCGTTGAGGGCGTGGGCGAGTTGTGAGACCTGGTTGCCGTTCACGTCCAAGTCCAATCGCCGAAGGCGTGCGCCGTGGTGAGTCGAGAGGTTTGGTCTTGGAGGTGAACCTCGTTCCTTGTTCCCCGTTCCCTAGTTCCCTTGTTCCGAGAGTGAGGCGTGAGTGAGACCGTCATCGGTCGCTCAGTGAGGGCTCCGTGAGGGTTCAGTGAGTTCGACATCAGAACAGCCCCTCCGGCTCGTGCTCGGGACAGGACGGGAGTCGTGACCGTGTCGGCCGGTTGATCTTCTGATGCTGCGTCCACTTCGGCGCGTGGATGTAGCCGACGCCGTCGACCTGGTACCGGCAGAGCGCGGGCTCGTCGCTCGGCTTGAGTCGAGGCGGTGACGCCATCAGGTCCAGCCACTTCGTGAGCTTCTTCTCGGTGACGTCCTGATCGTTCGGGAAGCACTCGCCGAGGATGCTGCGGAGGTTCTCGATGCCGCGGCCGCGATCGTCGAGGTACATGGACAGGTAGTGCCAGGCGAGCCGCACTTCGCGCGGCCACGAGGCGAGCGTCAGCGACTTCGCTGCCTCGGGCTTGATGCTGCGGATCCGGGCCATGTCAGTTGCTCTCCTCGAGTTCGATGACTTCCATCTGGTCCGTGCTGGCGCTGTCCTGCCGCAGTTGCTCGGCGGCTTCGCGGGTTGGTAGGCCGCGTGACCACGGGAACTGCCAGGAGCCGTAGAGGCGCCCGTACGGCGTGTCTGGGCGGTAGCGAACGGCGAAGCTCACACGCCCACCTCCGCTGGCCGTACGGCCTGTTTGGCGGCCTTCGCGAGCTGGTCGGCGAGCTCGTTGCCGGGGTGGCCGACGTGCCCGCGGACCCATGCGAACCGGACCTCGCCGCGGCGCTCGAGGACGTCAGCGATGAACGGCTGCCAGAGGTCGGTGTTCGCGACATTGCGCCACTCGCGGCGGTCCCACGCTTTCCACCAGCTCTCGGTGAAGCAGCGGACGACGTATTGGCTGTCGGAGACGACGAGCAGCAGGCCGGGCAGGCTCTTCACGGCTTCGTGGGCGGCGAGGAGCTCCATGCGCTGGTTCGTGGTGTCCGGGTGCCCACCGGAGTCCTGGCGGCCGGCGTAGGGTCCGTCGAGGACGCACCACGCCCATCCACCCGGACCCCATCGCCCGGTCGAGGAGCCGTCGGTCCAGACGGTCGTGTACGGCAGGTCGGTCGCGATCGCCGGGACGGACATGCCGTCTGCGGGTGCCGTCACGACACCGCCGCCTCGTCCTCAACGAGGTCGAAGAGGCCCGGCATGCTCGACGCTTCGTCGTGAGCCTGCAGGTACTTCACGCCGTCGAGGAAGTAGCCGGGGTTGAGCTCGACGGCGCGGCCACGGCGCCCGGCCTTCAGGGCGCGCAGCGGGACCGTGAAGAGGCCGCCGAACGGGTCGTAGACGAGGTCGCCGGGGTTGGAGAACCTGTTGATGAGCCGGTCGACGATGTCGAACTGCAGTGGGCAGACGTGCATCGCCTGGGCCTTGCGGGACTGCTCGGTGTTGAGGGTGAGGATCCGGTTGACGTCATGCCAGACCTCGGGGTGCCAGGATCCGGGGGCGAGGGACATGAAGGTCGCGGGGAGTGCGCCGCGACCCTCGAGCTCTTCGCCGATGCGGATGTGCGACTCGTAGTCGTAGACCTGCCGGAGTGTCTGCTCGGTGAAGAGCCGCGACATCTGGTCGGGCGGGAGCGCGGCGAGCTCATCAGGGGTGAGTGGCCGGTCACCGTTCGACCGCCAGAACGCGTGTGCATCGACCTGCCAACGGGCCCGGGTGTAGTCGGCCTTGTCCTTCGTGACAGGTGTGTCGGCGTACCCGCGGGTGCGGTCGGTTTGGGGCTTGCGGAACAGCAGGATGTACTCCGGGGACCCGGCGCCCATCTTCGTGCCGTCCTTGCACTGCTCGGACCAGCCGAGCCGGTACGTCTGGTTGTTCTCCCGGACGACGTCGGTGACGACGGTGACCATGCCCATGTAGTCGAACCCGTGGCGGCGGCCGTGCATGAGCGCTTCGGCGTGGAACGGGGAGACGGTGGGTGCGCCGGCGCCGGTGACCGAGCCGAACAGGATCCGGTCCTTGACGTGGCAGGCGTAGACCCGACCGGGCGCGAGGACGCGCAGCAGCTGGGGCGTGAGGTAGTCCATCTGCGACCAGAAGTGGTCGTTGTCGTCGGTGTGGCCGAAGTCGTTGTACGAGGGCGTGTATTCGTAGTGGTTGGCGAACGGGATCGAGGTGACGATGAGGTCGACGGAGTCGTCGGCCATGTCCTCGGTCTCGGGTACGCAGTCGTTGTTGGCGACGAGCCAGCCGTCGCCGGACGCTTCGACCCGGTCGACGCCCATGGATCGGGAGAGGGCGACGTCGACGGCGACCTTCGACAGGCCGTGTTCGCGGATGATCTCGGTCATCGTGTTGGTCAGCTCCTCGTGCTGGGCCCACTTCTGTTGGAGGGTGCGGACGACTTCGATCTCGGTCTCGGCGTAGATGACGTCGATCCGGACGCGCTCGGTTTGCAGGAACCGGTGGATGCGGTGCAGGGACTGGATGAAGTCGTTGAACTTGAACCCGACGCCGACGTAGATGGCGCGGTGGCAGTGCCGTTGGAAGTTGCAGCCGGACCCGGAGAGCACGGGCTTGGTCAGCAGGAGCCGACTGTGGCCGTCTGAGAACTCGAGGATCCGGCGCTCGCGCTCGTCCAGGTCGAGCGACCCGTACACCGCGACGGCGTCAGGCAGCGCGGCCGCGAGTGCTCGGCGTTCGTCTTCGAGGTCGTGCCAGACGATGAAGTGATCTTCGGGTGAGGCGTTGACGATCTCGGCGGCCTTGTCGACCCTGGCGTCGAGGGTGTCGCGCTTGGTGCGGGATGCGGCGGTGACACCGAGCGCGCCGCGCTGGAACAGCTGGACGCGGCCGTCGGCTTCGACCTCGGGGTTCGCGAGGTGGTCGACGGGGATCTGATGCCAGACCACTTCGATGTCGGGCAGGTCGTACCCGGTGGCGTCGTACCCGAGGTCGGCGGGGGACTGCAGGAAGATCGCCCACGTGGTGAGCCACAACCAGAACTCGCGTTCCTTGTGCGGGTAGAGGGTGAGGTTGTTCGCCTGCGTCGAGTCGCGCTGGAAGAACCGCGTGAGCGCCTGGCCGGTGTCCATGACGCCGAGGAAGCCGGCGTAGTGGATGAGTTCCTTGTACCGGTTCGGTGACGGGGTGGCGGTGGCGACGAACCGGTAGGGGACGGCGTCGAAGAGCGCGAGGAACGTCTGGTAGGTCTTCGACCCGAAGGACCTGAGGACGCTCGCTTCGTCGAGGCTGACGGCGTCGAACAGGTTCGCGTCGAGGCGTCCGTCGCGGATGGACTCGTAGTTGGTGAGGTAGATCCCGGGCCCGTCGACCTCGTCGGTTCGACGCACGAACGTGACGGTCTGGTCGAGCATGGCGGCGTCGCGGATGAACTCCTGGCGGACTCCGAGCGGGCACACGATCAGCGCGCGGCCGCCGCCGTGCTCCTCGAGGGTGAGGCGGAGGACCTCGAGCTGCATGACGGATTTGCCGAGCCCGAAGGCGGCGAAGATCGCGCGACGGCCGCCGGCGACGGCCCAGGCGACGATGTCGCGCTGGTGCGGCTTCAGGACCTGGTGGACCCGGACGGGGTCGACGTCGAACCCGCAGGCGGAGTCGAAGTTGATCTTCTCGGCGAGGAACTCGGCGTAGGCGGTCACGCGGATCGCCTGCCTTCGTAGGCGTTCCAGTCGCGTGGGTTGCGGGCGATCATGGTGGTCCAGAACGGGATGCGGTTGCGACGCGCCCACTTGTCGAGGTGGCGGTATTCGAGTCCGAGGCGGCGTGCGGCGCCCTTGCCCGACTCGCCGGTGTCGTACATCCAGCGGAGGTCCTCGAGCCTGTTCTGGCTGACTGCCTTGACCCAGCCGGCCCTGCTCATGACAGGGTCTCCACGACGCAGGCGATCAGGTCGCGGGCGGCCGGGGGCGTGACGGCGTTGCCGGCCATCCGGACCCGCTCGCGGCGGGTTCCTTCCCAGATGTAGTCGCCGGGGAACGCCATACCGGCGGCGACCTCGTGCGGTTCGAGCATCCGGAACAGGCAGTCGTCGACCTGCGCCTCGGCCGCGGCCAGGTCACCCGGTGTGAGGACCGACTGGTGCCCAGCGGTGGTGAGGGTCCGGAGTGCCTCGGTTGCGGGCGTGGTCATCTCGGCTCCGCCGCCGTTGTTGCGCATGACGAGCGCGTACCGGTCGACCGTGGTCAGCGCGCCGATCGCCTCCGACGTCGGCCGCGCTGACTGGCTCGCGCCGTAGTACGGCGTCACAAGCGCGTTGCCGTCGTTGGTGGTCTGGGTGGCGAGCGGGTGGCGACTGACGTCGACCGAGTCGTCCGTCCACGTACCGCCGACCGGTGTCACGAGGCCGTGGTGATTCCCGGCCGCACAGAACGTGGCGAGCGCCTCGCTGATCGCTCGCGCGTCCGAGCCGCCGCCGCGAAGCTCGGCGATGAACGGCTGCACCATCGCCGTCTCGAGCCGGGTCGTCATGGTGCGGAGCGGCTCGCCCATGGTGCGGGCCTGCTTGCCCTCGCGGCCCTCGACGGGGATGGCCAGCGCCTTCGACTCGATCGTGTGCAGCGTCTTCAGGACGTCGTACGTCGACCAGGCGCGGTAGTAGCCGTTGGGGTCGTCGTAGTTGAGGTGCTTCGGGTCGGCGGCGTCGTACGTGTGCCCGCCCGCTTCAAGGTGGATCGGGTGCCAGTACCGGGCGATGCCGGCGGCGATCCGGCGCCGGGTCTTGTCGGCGAGCTGCTTGTCTCGGTCGCCGATGCGGGTGCCGGGTAGGGACCAGTCGATTGCGGCCGCGGCCGGAAGCCAACCAGGTTCGACGATCTGCCCCCGGCACGTGTGCTTGGGGCACCGGTAGACGTACTGCGACCGGTAGCGACCGACGGTGTTGCCCGGCTTCTTCCACGACTGCAGTGCCTCGACGACCTCGTCACAGCTGGGGCAGTAGGAGCGCGGCCGCTGCATGCCCGCGAGGTCCGGCCGGGGACTGCCCTTGCGGGTGCAGACGGCGTACCAGCGGTCCCGGGACTGTGGGGCGGGCAGTCCGCCCTTCTGGGCGTGCATGCTGTTGAGGGACACGATCTGTACCTCGTAGCCGAGGTTGTCGAGCGCCATCAGCCACGCGGGGTACGGCGCCCACTTGGCGACGTCGACGACGTTCTCGACGACGATCGCGGCGTACCGGTGGACCTCGGCGAACCGGATGACGTCCCACATTGTGGCCCGGGACCGTTCGGCGGCTTCGTCGGGCAGGACCTCGCCGAAGATGTCGGGCTGCCCCGTGTCCTTCCGCTTCCGGCCCTTCGCCTGGGAGTGGTTGGTGCACTCGGGTGAGGCCCAGAGGATGTCGGTCCGGGGTGTGCGCCGAGGGTCGTACTGGGAGATGTCCGCGCAGAGGTGGTCGGCGTCGGGGTGGTTCGCGTTGTGGACCTCGACAGCCTTGGGCCAGTGGTTCGCGGCGAACTTGACCTCGACGCCGTCGACGTCGATCGCGCCGGTCGAGGACCCGCCCGCGCCAGCGAACAGGTCGGTCATGGTCAGCATCAGGCAGCGACCTTGCCGACGTAGTTGCGGTCCTCGTCGCGGACCTGCTCCGGCCGCGGCATGAACACCTCGACGAACGCGCCCGTGTCGAGAGCGAGCCACGCGTAGTTGCGGATGCTCGACATCGACCACACCTGGCCGCCGACGCGGGTGCCGTCGTTGAGCACCACGGCGACGGGCGTGCCGATCTTCCAGCTTCGTGCGCGGTCCTTGCCCGGGCCACGGAAACCGAGGTCGTGGGCGGCCTGCTCGAATAGGGCGCGGTCGGTGTAGGTGACGCCGCCGACGACGCCGCGGAACTGGTTCTTGGTCATGCGGTCTTCCTCCTGGGCATGACGACGGCGGCCGGGGAGTCGGCGTCGGTCGGGCGGATGATGAGTGGCTTCTTGTCGTCGACGAAGCCGAGGTGGGCGCGGTCGCCGGCGACGGCGAGCAGGGACTGCACGAGGAACGCGCCGTTGAACAGGGCGGAGATCTCGCCGTCTGCGGTGCACTCGACGTACTCGGCACCCTCCGCGGTGGTTGAGTCGGAGGTGATGGCGACCTCGTCGGGTGTGACCGACAGCAGCACCCGGTCGTGTGCGTCGCCGACGAGGGTGGCCCGCTTGATGGCTTCGGCCAGGTCCTTCGTGTCGACCTCGACGGACACGACGGGCGGGATCTTGAAGTAGGGGTCGGGGTTGACGTGCTGCTCGTCGAGGATCCGGGTGACGACTGTGCGGTGCGTGTCGGCGAGCCCGAACGAGCCGCCTTCGACGCCGATCTCGACCGTGCCGGTCATGCCCTTGAGGGCAGCGGACAGGCCGGAGCCGATGACGTTGATCTCGAAGTCGCTGCCATCGGTGAGGGCGGTCTCGGCGCGGGCGATGCGGAACCGGTCGGTCGCGAACGCCGTGAGGGTGTTGCTGGTGCCGCGCAGGTTGATCGCTTCGAGGATGGGGACGTTGTCGTTCACGGCCGCGGCGTGCTCGACGGTGCCGACGAGGTGCGCCAGGTCCTCGGCTGCGACCTGCCCGGCGAGTGTGGGGAACGCGGGCAGCTGCGGGTAGTCGGCGAGCGGCATGACGCCGAGCCGGTACGTGGACCGCCCGGCCTGCACGGTGAGCCGGGTGTCGTCGAGGACGAGCTCGAGTTCTTTGCCCTTGATCGCGGTCACGATGCTGCGGAACATGGGCCCGGACACGAGGACCTCGCCGTCGGTGACGACCTCAGCGGACACGTGGGCGACGTGGGCGGCTTCGTAGTCGAACGCTGCGAGGGTGAGCATGTTGTCGACGGCGGTGAGCCGGATGCCGCCCATGGCGGGTGTGGTGGGCCTCTTGCTGATCGCCTGGGCGACCCAGCCTGCGGCGTCGGCGAGGGTGGCTCGGTCGAGCCGGACTTTCATGGTGCTCACAGGTCCTCCATCTGGGCCACGGGAGTGGCAGCGACTGCGCGTGCGGCGACGTTGAACAGGCGCAGGGTCGTCTCCGCGATGACCGGTGTGCCGTCAGGGAGTCGGACGAGGAGCGCGATGCAGGCGCGGCCCTGCTGTGTCCCGTTGGGCAGGACGCCGACGCGCTCGATCCGCGCCGTCACCCCGTTCGGGTTGTGGGGAAGCCCCGCGTCGAGCAGGTCGGTCCACGGGTCGATGTCGAGGTTCGTCGTGATGGTCAGTGGGATCATCAGTTGCTCCGTTCACGGATCTCGAAGGCGTCGCGCCACTCCGGGCGACGCTCGATCAGCAGGCGGGCGTAGTGCGCCGTGTAGTTGTTGTTCAGCCGGTACGCCTCGCCGTGCGTCTGCAGACCGGACTCCCAGCGGAGTCGCTCGAAGAGGGCCTTCATGGAGGCGCGCTTGTGTCGCCGGAGCCACTGGGCGGCCAACGACTCGAGCGCCTGCGCGACGTGCGGGTTCGCCGCGTGGAACATCTCGAACCGTTCGGCGATCGACAGGTCAGCGGTGTACGCCGGCTCCGAGAGCGGCAGCAGGTCGGGGAGCTCGAGCTGCTCCTCGTCCATGAGGACCGCGGACGGCCGGCTCACCGTTCGGCCCGCCAGTCGTCGATCAGCGCTGCGACCGACAGCGCGACGCCGGTGATCACATCGACGGCGAGATCCGCGGCCGACTTCAGCCACCTCATGACTGCACCTCCGACGGCTGAACAACCTCGACGACCGCAGGGCCGTTCTCGGGGAGTTCGATCAGCACGCTTCCGGCGAGCCGCCCCCAGGGGTCGGGGACGGTGACGTCGACGGTGAACGCGATCTCGTCCCACGCGAGGCGGGGCGGCTTGTTCACGACGCGCAGTGATTCGTCGGAGGCGCGGAAGATCAGGTAGGCGCGACGCTTGCGGGTGCTCATGCTTTCGCTCCGTGGCTCTCGTCGGTGCAGGTGCACGGGCCCGGGGCGTCGGCCTCGGAGTCCCACGCCTGGCCGGAGCAGTTGGGGTGCTTGCCCTGTGTGCACTCAGGGCAGAGCGATCGATCGACGACCTCGCCCGGCACCGTGCCGCCGGCGCCAGCCTCGTCGGGATCGGTCACCTGCTCGTATCGATGCGTGACCTCGGTGAGTGAGGCGGACGGGTCGACGTTGGTGCGGACGCCATTGTCGACCTCGATCGCGTACGCCATCTCCGTCGACTTCGGGAGCCACGCGGCCAGCCGCAGCAGGCACGTCTTCCGGGCCATGGCCTCGTAGTCCGAGACCCACGGGCCGACGATGTTGCCGGACTTGTTGGTCGGGGCGTAGCGCTTCTTCCACGCCTGCATCTCGTCCTCGGTCATGACCCAGAACGAGCGGCCGCCGTTGGCGAGCTTGACCATCGCGTAGTGGGCGATCGGCGTGGTCCGCTCGCCCTTCATCGCGGGCTTGTGGACGAGCTTGTCGTCGAGGCCGTACTCGACGTCGAAGGTGTCGCCCTCGTAGACGGTGCGGCCGATGATGCTGGCGATGTGGCCGGACCGATAGGCGAGCTCGACGTACCCCTTGTAGCCGACGATGAGCTGGGCGACGAAGGACCGCGACTTGCTGTCCCAGTAGGGCAGGACCCACGCGTGCCCGAGCACGCCGGGCCGGAGCCCGAGCTGGGCGCAGGTCATGAGCGCACCGAGCACCGACTGCGGGGTGGCCTCGGCGAGCTTCGGCGTCTGCTTCAGGGCGGTGAGGGCGTCGCGGACGAGCTGTGCGGCCTCCATGCCCTTGGGCATCGCCAGGGCGAACTGGGACTCCATCTGCATGATCTGGTCGCGCAGCGTGCCGCCTTCGGGGCGACGCTCGACAGCGGTGCCGTGGGCGCGCTCGGTCAGGTTGCTCATGCGGTTGTCTCCTTCATGTCGAAACGCGGCCCGGGTCGGGTCGGGGTGATGTAGCCGTCGGCGCGGAGGGCTTCGTAGACCTCCGGCTGGTCGGTGCGGAACTTGCGGAGGTTGGCGGCCGAGAGCGTCTCGCCGGGCGGCGGGGCCTTGTAGGTGAAGGCGAGGGTGCCGTCGACGAGCCCGGCGTCGCCGTCGTCGAGCAGCTGCACGAGCCCGGCCTTCGCCTGCTCCTTGAGGGCCTCGCCCTGCTTCTCGATCTCGGCGCCCTCGGCGTACTGGTCGAGCCACGGGCGGGCCTTATCTGGGTCGAGGTGGCGGTCGCCGGCGCGGTGGCTGTAGAGCTCGTTCAGCATGCCGAGGAGGACGCCCTCGGAGTCCGGGTGCGCCTCCGGGGGTACGCCGTCACCGACGGCCGCCCAGACTGGGGCAGCGGCCTCGAGGAGGTACTCCTCGATCTTCGGGTCACGGTCGACGCGGAAGGACCGGAGCTCCTGCCCGCCGATCAGGACGGCGACGTGCATGTGGTGTAGGCCGGTGGTCAGCAGACCCCAAGTCGTCTGGGCGAGCACGTCGTCGGGAATCTCGGACTGAAAGAGCTTCGACTTGAACGCCGACCGTGTCTTGACCTCGAGCCCGCATCGGTCGTCGCCGTCGGGGCAGGTCTCGACGAGACGGTCGAGGCTGGCCCGGATCCATGGCCGCTCGTGGTTGGCCAGGACGCCGACGGGCGTCACGGTCGTGTCGTGGCGACGGGCCCACTCCTGCGCGACGGGGTCCTCGAGGATCTGACCCCAGAGCGCGGCCTCGCCGGCGGAGTCGTCGAGCTCGCCGCGCTTGTCGAGCCACACCGAGAGGGCGTTGCCGTACTTCGTGAGGCCGAGGATCTTCGGCAGGTCCGTCCCGGTGATGCCCTCGCGTCGGGCGGCGAACCACTCGTCCGTCTCGGGCTCGGCATCGGTGACGAGCACGCCCGTCGGGGTGATCAGGTGGAGGTCGAAGGGGGGCCGTTCGGGATCGCCGGCGGCCCCCCTTCCGTGCGTTGGCGCCGCGGCGCCTTCTCTATTTGTAGTGGTGTGCGCCGGTGCCATGTGGCACAGGCAGGAGCAGGGGACGCCGTCGGCGCGGGGGTGCTCGTCGCACCGGTTGTGCGACTCGTCGGGGTTGCCGTCGGCGCAGAAACCGGACCGCCACGGGGCCTTCGTCTTCGTGGCCATCAGTCGTCGTCCTGTCCGCTGGCGCACCGGACGTGGATGTAGCCGTCGCGGTGTCGGACGATCGGGTCGCCCTTGCGGATCGGGTCCGGGCACCTGGCGCAGACGGAGTCGTATGCCGCTCTCATGCGTTCTCCCGGACTGCGGCGTCGACGACCACGGCGAGCGGGAACGAGTCGCGCAGGTGCGGGTGTTCGGCGAGGAGGTGGACGATCTCGACGGGTTTGACCCAGCCGGACGCGGGCTTCTGGGTCATCAGTTGCACCTCGCCATCTGCTGCAGGTGGATCTCGCGTTCGCGGACCTTCATGGCGGCGACCCACTTCGCCTGGTACTCGGTCATGCCGTCGACGGGTGCAGGGCCGTTGCTGTCGTCGCGGTGCTTGGGCCAGGGGGTGCGGCCGTGGGTGACGGCGAGGACGCGGGCCCGGTGCTTCGGAGGCTTCATGCGGGTCCTCCACCGGGCGGAAGGACGTGGCACTCGTCGGGGTAGGCGCGGTGCGCGATGACCTCGGACCCGACACCTACCGGGCCGCGTCCGTGCGTGGTCTCGGAGCCA